TCGCGAGCAATCAGGTTGTTCAAAACCTCTTGCCCACCTTCCTGACCGCCCTCAGTGAGAAAGCCCTTTACAACCTGGGCAACGGTATTTGGCTCTTTTTCCAGTCCAAATTCTGCAATCTTGCGTAACAGGCGGCCCTTGGTCGCGCGGTTAATATCGCGGACAAAGCGACCGACTGGAATCGCATCCGTCGTGCCGACAAGACCGCCAAGGGCTGTGGCCGCATCAATCTGCTCTGGCGTTGCGCCGGCTGCAGCAGCGTCGTCATGCAACTCATGTGCGCCGAGAGTAACACCCTGCGGCAGTGACGTAGCCATACCAAGTTTCAGAAGTTCCGCAGTAGTCAACTCGCGCCCAATAATGCGGCTTGCCATAGTGGCAGCCCCTCCGCCGGTTGCTGTCAGCACACCGAGTTGTCCTGCACCTTCTTCCAGAGCGCCAAGGGCGCCGGGAGCTGGCTGCGGCAGAGTGTTCTCTACAGCCTGTGCACCCTGGCCAATGCCAACGAGTGCGTTGAGTCCAGCGGTAGTCTCTCCTGGCAAATATGGCAGATTACGCGCAGCTGCCTGGGCAAGATTTCCAGCACCAGCAACTGTACCAGTTACCGTGCGGACAGCGCCTACCAACATGCGAATAACTGCAGCACCTGGGCTCGCTCCGTAGGACTCGGCCTCCAGCTGGAACTCATTGTTCTTCTTGAGTTCCTGCCGCTTCGCCTCGTATACCTCCGGCGGCGTTGGGTCCTTGTCCTTGCTCGTATCCAGCGTCGGATTTCCGTCGATCACCAGGCCGGCAAGTGCGCTCGGCTTTGGCGACTGCTCCGGGGTTGCCCCCACCAGCTCGTCTAGTTTGCCCATGTTTTAGTACCCGTACTTGGTTGGATCAATACCGTCTGCAATGAGAGCCTGCTTAATCTGGTCCGGCGTCTTGCCCATCGCCTTGGCCTGATTGATCAGGGTGAGTGTACGATCCTGGCCGCTGCGGTCGATCGTGCCGACGTTGCCTTGGCCAGGAGGAATGCCAGGTCCGCCAGTAGCCGCGTCGATTCGCAGCGCGTCGTACACTCGCTGCTTCGCGCGATTGCGCATGGCTTCCAGCGTCTTGTCATCCGGAGACTTGCCCAGGTTGTCGAAGTTGCTCTGCCAGAGTTCGACCTCCTGATTCATCGCCGTGTTGAAGAGGTTGGCCGGAGAGGTCTTGGCAGTCGTCATGACTTCGCGCGTAGCCTTCGCCTTCGCGTCGACCGGCTTCATGCCCTGCGCTTCGTACTGCTTCGCCAGCGACTCGATCTTCACGACCTCGGCCGAAGCCTGTCCGCCGCCGGTGGTGGCATAGGTATTCGCCCTCGTACGGTCGATGCCCTCGGACGCCTGGTTGTGCCGCACTGTTTCCTCCAGGTCCCGCACGGTCAGATCGTGCTTCTGCTGCTCCAGCGTATTATTCGCGAGGATATCCTTTTCGTATATCCCCAGCTTCTTCTCGTCCAACTGTACGCCCTTGTCGCGCGCGGCAATAGCGCTTTCCGTATCGCGCTTCCTGAGCGCGCGATCCTCTTCCGCAATCTTGTCGTTCTTGTCGCGCTCGCGCAGCGCCTGCAGCGTCGTAACACCAGCCTGCAGTGCGTTCGAAGCAACATCCCAGCCATTTTGCCCCTGGCCCGGAGAGCGCATCAGGTTCAACCCTGTCGTCATGACGCTCTGCTTGAAGTTCGGGTCCGTCTTGATCTTGTCGATGGTCTTGCGCCAGAGATTTTTTCGCTCCTCGAACTGCGGGGTCTGTTCCGGCAACGCAGTCGCGGGAACATCCTGCAAACCGAGACTGGCATCGACCGGCGGGCCGGCGGAATCCGGTAGCGGGAGCCCGCCTACGGGGGGTTGCGGGGCCGCATTAGCCGCGTTCTGGGGCGACAACGCACCGCCAACCCCCGTAGGGCCGGTCCCGCCCATCGCCGCCAAAATCGGCGCTGGCGGCGGACCTTTCTCGGCCAATTTGCCGATAAGGGCCTCTTGTCCCTCCGGGCTGGTGAAGAGTTTCTTTGCCGTCTGGATCATGCTCAGGTCCATGGTAGTATACCCTCAAAACAACATCGGAAGTAAGGTGAGTGCGCCACCGAGCAACTGGTTGAACAACCCGCCACCGGACTTCGTAGTGTTGGTTCCAGTCGTATGCGAGCTGCCGGTCGCATCCGTCTGCCCAACCGTATCGGTCAGACCCAGACGCTGCAGCAACTGATCCACCTGCGAAGCGATATCCGTCTGCGACGCTTGCTGGCTCTGCTGCTGCGTCTGCTGCTGCTGCGCAGCGGTCGAGGCTTCCGTCGCCGTGCCGGTGGAGCTTCCGGTCTGCTGTGTGGTTCCCGTAGTCTGACCAGTTTGGGTATTGGTGCCAGTGGTCGTTCCACCATAGGTTCCATACTGCCCGGTGAGGCTCTGTAGGAGTTGCAACGCTGCGTTGCGATCGCCCACATTGGCGGCTCCGACGCTCTCCAGTGTGCTACTCGGCGCAAGCCCCAGGTTGTAGTTCGTACCCACACGACTCTGTGCTCCGGTGTACAGATTCGCATTCTGCCCGATGATGTCGGACTGCAGGCCCGCGAGAGCCGAGGCCAAGCCAGCACTCGTATCTCCAATAGCCTTGCCAGTTACGAGTCCTTCGCCAGAACCACCAAGGTTTCCCGTGGATATGGCACCAGCCCGAACCTGCGGGAGAATGGTCTCCAGCAAATTCTTATTCACCCGGCTGGTAACGTCCCCTGCCAGGGTCTGATACTGCTGGTTGTTCTGTACGTCGAAAATCCTGTTCGTATCAAGCAAGCTGCGATCAGCATTGATGGCCGATCCGACGAGGTCGCTGCCGACACCAGTAGCATAGCCCGTGGCAGCCTGTCGCGCTTGCATCTGCAGCGGATCGGTATTCCCCGCTGCATACGCGTCGCGCGCGCCAGCAAGCAGCAGATCGACGTTTGGCTGCTGGCCCGCATACAGGTTCGAGCTCGTCGTGCTCGTCCCGGTTCCAGTCTGCTGCTGCTGTTGCACCGCTTGCGACTGCTGCTGCTGTGCATTCGTACCAGTCGACGTTGCCTGCGAGGTACCAGTCGTTGTCCCGGTACTGCTGCCCGTTGCCGTCTGATTCTGCTGCTGATTCGACGTAGTGGAACTACCCTCAAACAGGGCCTGCAAGCTTTGCAGAAACTGATTCTGCGTCTGCTGCTGCGTAGTATCCTGCACCGTCGTTTGCTTCTGCGTCTTGCCACCCATATTAATTCACCTCGTAGCCGAGTGACTTTCCAATAACAGTAAACTCATGGCGGAATCCTTCAGCCTTGAGCATTCGCTCGAAACCCTTGCGTCCCCAAATATGCAGCTGTTTGAAGCCCCGCTCCTTGGCAAGGTTTTCTATTACAGCAATGTCTTTGATCCAGGAGTGCATATTCCTCCCAGCTGCCCACATAATCACCATAGTCGGAACTCCGCTAACTCTCCTGGGCTCTGCCACGAGGACAAGGTCCAGCTCCTTAGTCTTGGGATCATACCCCAGCAGCACCATGTTTAACCCACACTGTGCGTCCGTCTTGATCTGTTCCAAGTCGGCGTCAGCGTGCATTTCATCCAGCGCCAAGCGGAGCCAGGGCTCAATCGTGTTCCAGGCGAAAATAATGTTCGAGGGATGTAGAATCTTGTACACGCTAGTCCCACTTCTTCCAGGTAGCAGTCGCTGCATCATACCACACCGGGCGCTTGACACCATCGCCGATAGGGTTCCAGTTTGTTCCATCGCATATAGCCCCCTCGCCGTCTCGTGGCTTTTCTGGAGCAACGGAAAGGACTCGCGTTGGGCAGTTGTCCAGATACGCAAAAAGCTGTGCAATGACGCGCAACTCTCTTGCAACAGCTTCCGGCATTCCAACAGTGAGTGGAGTATATTGCATAAATCACCAGGTCAAAACACCAGACAAGTCTTCCGCTGGGCCAACAACACCAAATGGGGAAGCCGGTATTGTTCGTACACCGCAGACACCTGTCAGTGTATTCCACACAAGCGCGATGGTTGCGTAGGTCGCACCGGCTTCTGGAAAGCAGAACCAAATCTCATTCTTCTGTGGATACGCCATCGTAAAGCAGTTGAAGTAGTTGCTCGCATTGAGCTGCGCAAATACCCAGGAGCGCAGTCGACCCTCGACAACACTCTCATCACTGCCACGGATGCCACTGTGCACATAGATGTCATCCGTCCCAACGACAAAGTGGCCACGCGGGAACTTCTGCACGCAGTCGCGCCATAGGATTCCGCGCCCTTGGACCACTGGATCGTTACGGAAGATAAACGGAGGGCCGATATAGGAGAACGCATAGGCGCTATCCTCCTTGTAGACGATAAACTGATCGCCCAGTTCGAGCCCATCGTGGATGATTCCAGGCGTCGTCGCGAGGTCCACTTCCCGCGCATCTTTCGTCGCGTCGGAGATATCCCAGCTTGTGGGAATCGTTCCTGGCGCAGCCGGGTGGCTCCACCGTACTCGATAGGGCTTCGCCACACCAGACTCATACGGATGCATGGCAAAGAGAAAATTCTTGAAAGGTCGCAAGGCTCGACACTTGTAGTTCGCAGGCCAGTTTGCAAGGTCGATCAGTCGTGTACCTGTAGCAAACGAGGCCCAGTGCTGCGGTACGTCCAGCACGTTGTTAAAAATGCCAACGCCCTGGAAGACTTCGCCCTGCCAGCGTTCTGCGGCATTGCCAGAATAGTTACTGGCGAGCCGTGTAATCTCCACATGCGAGGTTCCGTCATAGGCATACATCTTCGTCAGATTGCCGTAGACAAGCAACGGCGTAGCCGGCGGAGGAAAAAACTTGTACCACAGTGGCGTCACGGTCGGGGTGGAAAAGATCGAACTCTCCCCCTCGAAGGTGTCAACTCCGAGGTGGGAGAATCGAGCATTTCGTACGTAAGAGAATGCGGCCGGAGGAAGGTCCTCCGGACTCGCATCGTTTACGAAGCCGAATCGATTGAAGCCATCGACTCGAATTCTAGCCATGATGGGAAAACACCACCACAAGGACGATCACTACTGCAACCGCGACAAAGAACAGAAGCGGAATCTTCTTATTCCCTGACTTTGGTGCAGACGGAGTACCGCCGGTGGGGCCGGTTGTCCGCCCTGCTCCAGCAGAAGTATCATTCGGCTCTGAACGCATCATCTTCTCCTTAGGTGTGGATGTAGCGCAACTGATTTCCAGTCGAAGTTGCAACGATGGTGCTACCACCAGAATCCGTCGAAATCTCGACTGTAAATATAACGGATGCACTACCGCTATTACCCTGCTTGGTGCAGGAAACTGTAGCGCTGAGGCTTGTCCAGCCAGAGGCGCCATTCGTGGTAAACGTACCAGATGTTGGCGTAATACGTATCCAGTACTGGGAGCCAATCCCCGTTGTCGTCGGCGTTCCCCAACTAGTAGCAACGGTCGATCCAGTGTCAGAGTCCGTGGCGCTAAAGGATATAGTCCCGTCGCTAAGAAAGTTGATGGTAGATACGGCAGGATCACCGGGGGGCGAATCCGACCAAACATCTATCGCACCATTTGCAAGTGCGACAAGAAAATTTTGATAGAATTTCTGCCACACACCAGCGACCTTTATCCATCCTTGTTGCACAGTCTGCCACACGCCACCGACCTTTATGTAAGGTCGGGCTGATCGCCATGTGCCACCAACTTTGATATTAATGCTGCTCATACTAGTAGATCAGAACGATATCGCCATTGGAGCCACCCGAGGGGGAGCCGCCGGACTGGGCTGTAATGTTGCCAGAGCCGAGAGTACCGCGATACACGTCTGCGTCAATACGGGCTTTTGCCAGCGTACCAGAAGAAATGTTGCTCGCATTAGTCGTGTCCGTGGTAGCGGATGCGGCCTGTCCAGTAATACTGCCCGCCGTGGTTGCGCTGCTAGCACTCGTTGCACTGGTGGCGGTCGCGGCGTTACCGGAGATATTAATACCCCAGGTTCCACTCGCGCCGCCACCAGTGGGACTCGGCACATCAGTTCCAATGACAAGACCAAGATTGATCCTGGCATTGGCTGCGGTGGTTGCACCAGTTCCACCATTTCCAACGGCGAGTGCTGTGCCGCTCCAATCCGCATTATTGACAGTGCTCTTGGTCGCAAGTGCGCCTTGACTGGTAATGCTGCCCGCCGTCGTCGCTGAGGTTGCGCTCGTCGCCGTCGCCGCATTTCCGCTGATATTGATGCCCCAGGTGCCCGAGGCCCCGGTACCTGTCGGCGAGGGCACGTTCGTGCCAATGGCAAGACCGAGGTTGCTCCTAGCAGTCGCCGCGTTTGCAACATCGGACAGATTGTTTGCTGCCTGCAAAAACGCAGCAGAGCTCTGTCCATCCAACAAGTCCGCGTCAACACCACTGCCAGCACCATCCACGGTGAGGAGCTTTGCCAGCACATCCGCAGCCGTGTAACTTGCACTTGCGAGCTTTGCGTTGAGTTGCGTCTGGATCGCGCTCGTTACGCCAACCAGATAGTTGAACTCCGTCGGCGTTGCAGTGAGCGGTGCGTTGACGTTCGGAAACGTCGTCTTAAGCACCGTTTTCAGCAAACGAATGTGGTCGTCGCCCTCGGAAACTGGGTCCGTCCCTCCGACCGGATTGGTCGCAACGAGACCCGAAATCGTGGTTGTTGATTCAAGTCCCATTTTAGCTCTCCGAGTCGTTCAAGAGATAGGTCATGTTCGTGTGAATCCGCGCTTCGACTTCTTGCCGGAAGGCGCGCTGTGCCGCCGCCAGTGGAGCGGACAGCTTGTTCATCAACTCCACACTCTGCACGTGCTCGCTTGCCATAACAAAGGCGGCTTCGAGCGTGATGTAGTTGAAGAACTCGAGTAACCACTTGTTCGTAATCACGTTCGAGTCATCAACCACTGCGGTAGTCTTGGCAAGGTACGGAAACTTGTAGTTGTACGCAACATCTGGCGCAGGGCCGAGATAGATACGCTCACCGAAGAGGGCATAGCCCTCAACCGCACCGGAGTCGGCGTTCTCCGTCTCCTGCATCAGGCGACGATAGGGAACCTTGACGAGGGAAACATAGTCGCCGTCGCCATTCTGCACACGGAAGTCCGCATCCTCGATCTCCATCAAGAAGTCCGAGGGAAGGGCAATATAGTTCTGCCCCACCACAAACGGGGTTGTCGCCTGCGTCTGTTCCGTTTCCAGAAACCAGGGCTTGAGGGGACCACGCTCAAGCTCCGCGATCTTGTTGTTCAACTCCAGCAACAAGGTTGCGCGCGTATCCGTGGAGGTTCTGCCCCCCAGGCGCTTCATGATCAGATCGAGAGCTTGTGCGTTTGTCATGATATCATATTTCCGTGGTTATTTGATATCAAACCTTGCCCTTCAATCGCTCAGTTGTACGCAGGGTACCAAGACCAAGCATACCGCCGAGAAGAACAACCAAGTCCCCTAGATCCAGACTCGGCGGAGCCGCAAATTGCTGAATCGTGCTATACCACGTAAGCAGTGGCTGTAGCAAATAGGTGTACAACAGGCCAATTACGCAAACCCAACCAACAGCAGGACGCCAACCCGACTTAAATAGGTTGTCGCTTCCCGCTTCTACCTTGTTAACTTCGATCTGCCCGAGAGCGACCTGCATGTCAGCTTCCAGCTGCTTGAACTCTCCGGCTTGTTGTAGCTTCATGAGTTCGAGCTGCGCCGCTGCCTTTGCACCGGGGTCTGGGATCACTTTATCAATGATCTTTAACCCGGCTTCCAGCAACGTTCCAAGGATTGGCAGTGCCATGTTACATTACTCCCTCATGTTCGATGCTGTAGTGATTGCCATCCTGGAACCTTCCGCCCCAGCGGCACAGTGGATGCTGCCGTTCCCACCACTCGCCAATCTCGCGGTGATACTCCGTCTTCTCCGCATAATCCAGATCGCCGTCGCCATCCAAATCCTTGAACAGATTGATGTCGATAGCAAGCTTGTTCTTATGCGCACTCCTCGGATGACCATAGCCCATCTTAACGCCGATGGCTCCGTGTACCCTCGGATCACGGAAAAGGTCTCCTCCAGTACACTCCCATCCATTGTTGTGGATGAAGTTGATCAGCGTCGGCAGCAGGCGCATGAAGAGCCGCTGCTTCTCTCCAAGCGTCATTCCCGTTGGCACTGCTGCTCCTCGTTGTAATCTATAGCCGGCATGTTCTTTTCTGCTCTTTCGATTGCCGCCAGCGCCCGTTTTTGCGCCGACAGATTTTGCTGTTTGCTCAGCAACAGCTGCTCATCAGCCAACGTCCAAGCCGTCGGTGTCGTTCGCCGCCGATAGTTCAGCATTGCAGCCTCATTCTCCAGTTGCTGGATCGTGCTTGCCAACAAAACCTTGAAGCCTTCGTTGATCGGAGTAACCTGTCGCGCAACCTGCTTCTTGATCTCTCCCCCCATCGCATTTGAAATTACCTGGATCGCAAATGGCGACAGCACCAAGCCCAACACAGGTAGGACAACCCCAACGATTGCGAGAATTGATACAACCGTGCTTAGCGTAATTGTCTTGCGATGCCGCCTGCGGTCTATCAACTCAGCGTCGGTATACTCTTTGTCGCTCATCAGTGCTCTCCGATGACTTCAATATCCAGGTCGTAGCCTAAAAGTCTCCAGGTTCGCATTCCCGATGACTCAAACTTGACTGCTAGATAAGGTCCTGCCACGGAGTCGAAATCAAGGAACTCGGTCGTTCCAATAGTGAAGGTTCTCGGTCCCTCCCAGCGAACAGCTCCACCGGGCGCATCATGCGCACCGCCGTAAATCTGTATAGTATCTCCAGGCGACCCAACAATGATGGGCCAAATTCCTCCCATCTTCTTCTTTACCGAAGGATCGCTTTTGTATTCCCCTTTGTTATTTCTCCCTGTAATAGTTAGCCCCGTACGTTCGAGGATAACGGGTACAGGTGTACTGCCAACAAAGTTTACACCACTTTCCCCCCGATAAAACGCCGCACCAACAGAGAACAGAGGATACTTTCGAATGAGCGCAGCATTCGCTTCGCCCCAAACGATAGATTGCGAATCCCAGGTTCCAGTTATACTTGGCATCGTTTTAGTGGGAGGGTGTTGTCCCCTCCCTCCTCATTAACCTTCTGCGGGTGTCATGTCCAGGTAGTAGGCCTGCCCGAGCTTCATCTGTTCCAGAGCTGCCGGATTGTCTACCTGCATGGTCAAACAACCAGACGGAGTTGCCTTCGAGAACCGCTGGTTCTCCTCAATTCCGTCATCGTACACTGCATCGAAACGCAGTTCAACTGACGCCTTCACTTCAGGAGCTGGATTCCACTTTGATTCTTTTACACTCGTCAGTCTGAACTTTGCACGAACCATCTTCTCTCTCCTCAAAAGAGGGTGGAGGCCTATTCCTCCACCCCCATATTCTACCAAGTACTACGCGACGAAGTTGCCCAGGTACGCCATCGTGCGCTCGTAGTGGAACTCGAAGCCGCACTCGGTCATCCACTGGTCCTTGATGTAGTCCGCATCATTCTCCTGGATGTCCTTCTGCAGCGTCGTATCGCGGTTCTTCAGGTTGCGATAGATGATGCCACTCGGGTTCACCACGAACATGGAGTTCTTGTAGATACTGTGGACATTCATCAGGGGATGGCTCTTGATGTAGAGCGTGCCCTGCGGCAGAATCCACTTCTGCAGTTCCATGCCGTAGAACTTGACGGTCTCCTTGAAGTTGATGCGGCTGTTCGTCGCATTCTTCGCGAGCTTGTTCAGCGAGTTCAGGGCTCCATTGCCCGCGAACACGATGCGCTCGTTGCCAGCTTCACCCGACTCGTAGTCGAACACCGGGTAGACCGCAGAGAGGAACGTGTCCTCCGTCGGCGCTACGGCGAAGACCGTGCGATTCGAGGTGATGAACTGACGCAGACCCATCGTGGTACGCAGGGGCTGGCTGCTCGTCGAGTCCGTAACTTCCGACGCGCGGCCCCACATCAGGGCCTGTTCGATCTTCTCCGAGTGCTGGAACGTCTTCCGCTTGCGCTCATTGTCACGCGCCGAGCCGGTGCGGAAGGTCGTGTTGTCCGCAGTCTTGGACACCTGATAGGGCGTCTTGAAAATCTGCGTGTAGTTGTTGTACTTCGTCGGATTGGTCGAGGACGAGGTGGTCGAGCGCGTACCTTCTGGCTGCGCGTTGCCGATACGGTGCAGCCAGCGATCGTTGGCAATTGCCGCTGCAGTCGAGCCCGCCGCGCCACGCTCCACCACGATAGTCGTGGCGTTGGTGACGCTGACCACGCGCAGGATTTCCTCCGTGTAGCCCGCCACCTGGGTCGCCGGTTCCACCAGCAGCAGGTCGCCGGGGATGAGCTGACGTGCATCGTCCTGGTCCACCACGATGGTCGTGGTAACTCCGTCGGCGATGGCACCGTTCACCTGCAGGCGCGCGATAGTGTTGGTCTCTTCCCACCAGTTGAACTCGGGGTCCGTCACTGCCTGGTGCTTGCCCTTGGAGGTCAGGGCAAACAGGGGGGCGCTGCCGTTCGGGTTCATCCACAGGATCATTTCACGGAAACTCTTCGGACGCTCGTCCGTCCCGAAGTTGCCCGTACCACGCAGTCCAGCAAAATAAGTCGCCATGTTTGCAAATTCCTTTCAAAAAGAGGGAGGGGAACTAACCTCCAGCCATGAACGAGTTCACCACGTCGTCAATGTCGGAGTTGCTGACTCCTCGCGGCACAGGTGCAACCGGCTGCGATCCACCAGTTCCTGCCGGGCGGGCCGGAGGAGGTGGAGCAGGCGGCGGAGGCGTAGGAGGCGCAGCCTCCAACGGAACCCCGAGCATCGTTGCAGCGAGAATGCCACCACCCTTGATCACGGCAGCCAGGTCGGCGTTGGGGTTGGCGTTGCGGAAAGCCTGGATGGCGGAACGAATGGTTCCCTCCGCCGCCGGGTTCTTCGCAACAGCTTCCTTCAACGTCGGCCACGAGGAGTAGAACTTCTCGTTGTTCGCTGTCCGTGTCTGGACAGCAGCCATCTGCTGTTCCAGCATTGTCGGCATTGCGCTCATCATGGTCTGGACAAGACTCGTAGCAATCTCGTAGTGCAGCTTCGCTGCAAGCTTCGGGAGCGCTACCTCCGGGTTAGTCCGGAGAGCCTCAACCTCTTCCGCCGGGATTGCGTAGAGCTGCTCGAACTTCGGCAGATAGTCATCCCGGTGTTTTGTAAAGTCAATCGGCTGTGCATTCGGAGGCGTTGCCGCCTGCGGTGCACTCGCCGGCTGATCTACGGGCGCAGCCGCAGGCGGTTGGGCCTGTGGTTGCCCCGCAGGAGGGGTGGGAGCAGGCGCAGCCGCCTGTGCAGGGGAGGTCGCCGCAGGGTCCTTCACGGCGGCAGTAGCCGGAGGACTTGCGGGATTGGCTGCAGCAGGATCAGTTACGCCTGCCCCCGAATCGTCAGGAGTTTCAACGACAGGTTCCGAAGTGGTATCTTCGAATCCAGTCGCGATAACTGCCTGCATATCGCTCGAGAATCCACTGTTGTCAGCTTCCGTAGCAGGAGCCGCTGCTCCGCTGGTATCAGTCGCTGCTGGTGTTTGGCTTGCTTCGGGCATTTTCTTTCTCCAGTTCTTCCAGTTGATATTCGATATCAGCAGTCAGGGCTTCGAGATGTCCATCGAGAAAGCCAACGGCGAGCATGAGCCCTGCGCACTCACCCTTGGCGTATTCCTGACCGAGAGCAGCATCCACCGAAGGAAGCGGTTTGAGGATGATGTCTTCTCGCCTTGCTGTAACTTGTCCATTCAGATGTTCCATCAGTCTCTTGTACCCAAGATGATTCTTGAGTGACTTGAGACTAGAGGCTTCCTCCTGAAGTTCCCGTAGGTCTGGGGTTCGGGTTTCCCGCTCCTCCTGCATTTCCACCTTTTCCTCCTGCCGGTAGTGGAATGATATTGCCTGCCTGCGCCTGCTGTGCAAGCGCGGCAGGGTCATTGATCTTGATCCTGAACCGATCGATATTCCGCTCCCCCTGCATCTTCATCACATGAGCGAGCATTCCATTCATGTCCCAGGCCATCGCCAGCTGCGGCATCTTCGCCATGCCCATCAGCAGCTCTTTCCAGAAGTTGGCCTGCGCGAGTCGGTCGATCGGCATAGTGCCATCAATCGGCACGAAGTCGTAGAATCCTGCAATTCGCTCCGTGTTCACGTCGAGGAAAGCCTGTGCAGTATCCAGCGTGTTGCCGGCGATGGCGTATTTTCGCTGGACTTTCAGCAGGCTCTGCGTGTTGCTTAGCATCATCTGCGCCAGCGGGTCCATCGCGAGCGAGCTATTGTACTCAACCGGGGTCCGCAGGCGGCTGACGCTCCAGCCCGTCGAATCGCGTACTTCCGTTGCAGTCTTGCGTCCACCGCGCTGCGGAACCCCCATCACATTGTCGACGACAGACGACACGCGCTGGATCAGGCTTTCCACCTGCTGGATATCGCTCATATGCGAGCGCGTAACGTCTACGTGCTGCAGTTGATGCACAAAGCTCCGCACATCACTGCCATATGCTTCTGGCTTCAGGCGAATGATACGCTGCCCCGGCTTCGTCAGGTCCTTCATCACAACCTTCGAAGGATCGACAACAAGCTGGTTATTGAGCACCCTACGCACGTTATAGAAATGGCTGTTGACGAGCCACGTCAGGATATCAGTCATCGGGCGGATGACTTCGAGCATACCGAACTTGGCGAACTCGTCAGAGCCAAAATTCCCTTCCATAACAGAGAAGGGGAACTTCCCATGAGCAAGACCAAGTGGCCGGGCAGAGAGAACAACGTCGTTGTTTGCGACCTCGAATACCCAAATTTCCTGACGGTTGCTGGGCGTCAGCCCCCACATTGAGGGGATGACCTTTATATACATCTCGTGGATATCAGCATAGCCAGCTCCAACCGGCCTGCCACCTTCGTTCGGACCGAGCGGAAGCTCCACGCGGGAGGAACCCTGAATCAAGCCCTCTCCGCCGCTGCCAATTTTCTCCTGCAGAATGTCGAGATTCTGATACCGGCTCGAGTCCGCTTGCGCGCCAGCGATGATGTTGTGCACACCTTCGACACAATTGCGTCCGCAGAACTCCCCTTCTTGGAACTTCCAGATCGCTACGCGCGGATCGGGATAGAAGTCAAAGGGCCGGATGTTATACAACCGATTGCCGACGTAGCCGTAAACAGTCTCCGTCTGCCACTCCTCTCTCGGTTGACCGAAAGGAATACCAAGGACACTGCGCTGCACCGGCACCTTCTTGGTAACGGTAACCTGCTCCTCATCCCAGTAATTTCCCACAACGCCGAGCGAATAGCGAGAGAGATCATAGAGCCAGTTATACATCACCGGCAGCATACCACCAACTTTCTGTTGGTAATCCATGATCGCTTCGACTGCGTTGATCGCGTCCTGCGTCTCCCCGTGGCGAGCAGTAAACTGCCAAGTCGGCGCACGGCCCAGCATAACAGAGGAGTAGTACGTGTGCGCAGTCATGATCGTCGCATATGCGTACGGCACTTCCAGCGTAACGTAGTCCACTTCTCCGCGATAGGTCTTGTCGTTCTTGCGCTGCTTATCCACATCTCTCTCGTGGATATAGGCGCGCATGGAGTCCTCCGCCTCTCCCCACTGCAGGTGGAAGTCCTTCATCTTCTTTTCCGACAGCTT